CACAGCGACCGCAACACGAATGATGGACTGGCGCATATCAGTCCTTGAGTTTCACCGTCAGTCGCTCGTAGCCGTTGCCTTCGCGCTGATAGTCCTCAATATCCATGCCCTTCTCGGCAAGGTCGGCCGCGAGCGACAGGGTGTCGAGCGACTTCTTGCCGGAACACCACGACAGGCTGATGGAGAAGCGATCGTCCCCTGCCCCCTTGGTGTCCTTGTCTCGGAGGATTTGCTTGATCTCCTCATCGACGAGCTTCTTGTCGTGGTCGGCCGTCTTGCTGATCTCGGCAAGCTCCTTCTGCCGGGCAGACAATACAGCGAGTCGATCCAGAATGTCGGTATCCTCGATCTTCTTCTTGGACTTCGGCGTCGCCTCGCCCTGCGTGAAAGCACATTCCTGCGTGTATTCGCAGTAGGTGCAGCCACCGCTGATCTTGCCCTCGGCCATCAGGTCCTTGGGGTCCTCGCAGGAGAATACCTGCGTGGCGCGGGCCTTGGCCGCCTCGTAAATCTTCGGGTCGCGCTTGACCACGAACGGCCGGATGTCCGACAACCACGAGGCGTTGAAGTAGATGATCACCGCATATTCGGGGCGGTATTCGGTCAGTTCGTGGATCAAGCCCATCTGGACCTGCGTCTGGCCGGCGTGGATCGCCTTCTCTTCCTTGATCGTGGCGCGCGGATCGAACGACTTGTATTCGATCACGACACAGTCGGACTCGATGTCGTCGATCCCAAGCTGGGCCAGCGCGTCGAATTCCAAGCCGATCGCGAGACCGTCAGGCGTGGCCGACAGGCGGCCCTTCTTCAAGGTCTCCTGCTCATCACCAGCATAGAGCAGTTCGGCACCTTCGGGCATCACTGCCTTGGTGGCCGGCACGGCGAAGTAATTTTCGATGATGTCGCCGCGCTTGGCAGCGCCCCAATCGGCCTCGTGGCCGTCATCGACATCATACTGGAACTTCTTGAAGTATGCGGCGCGAATACAGCCGAAGGTTTCGGATGCACCGAGGGACGCATTACGGTCATACTTCCACGATTTCTCGGCGGAGTTCGAGTAAGCGTCGAACATGTTTTCGAAATTGATTGCAGCCATCAGGGAGCCATCTTGGTCTGGAGGCCATACTTGGCGCTCGTGAGGTTGAATTTGTGGGCGACACATTCGCCTGCATCCACACCGAAACTCTCGCCGATCCAGTGGACCAGACAGATGATCTCGTTGAGGTTGTGCATCATGTCGTCGAGCGAGCCTCGGGCACCGACCATGCCGAAGCGTTCCCGCTCCTGCTTCTTGATCGTGTTCGAGACGTTCCCGACTTCAATCGCCAGATCGACGAGTTGGTCGGTGACGATGCGGGCGTCTGCATGGCCCCGGCGGGGTTTTACCGGCCAGCGCGTGATGAGCGGCCGGCCGACGCGCAGGCCGATCAGATCGCAGCAGATGATGACATCGCCGATCTCCTCACGGAGAGCTTCATAATCATCACCGCCGTTGATCAGATCGACCGTCGCGGAGATCAGTTCACCAGCTTCACCGGCGAGTTCGTTGCCGGAGTAGGACAGGTCGATGTTGCCACCGGTGTCCCACTCCGCCTGCCGGGCGACGTTGGCTTCGCGGAGTGAGAAAAACTGCATCACTCGTCGTCGCCTGTGTCATCATCGTCCCGGCCGTCATCCATCGATTCCGGGATGCGGCGACGCAGGAAGCGCTCCAGTTCTTCGAACACTTCGACCAGCGAGACGAAATTATAGACGCCGCTGTCCTCATTGTTCACCAGTTCCACGGCGATCGCTCGCTCGTAGATGTCGAACTCACCGTCATCGTGGAGGACGATCAACGGCTCGTTGTCCGCCTCCTCCGTGATTTCGACGCTGGTGTAGAGGAACGCGGTGCCGTCGTTCTCATCGACCAGTTCGAGATCGTAGTCGGTGTTGAGATAGTCGATGACTTCGATCATGGTCGCCGAGCCGAGATAGGCCGAGCTACCCTTGATGTAGTCGAGGTCGCCTGCGAAGGCGATTTCCCAATCACCATTGTCGTAGAAGACAAAGGCCGGGGTTCCCGGAGAGTCCCGATCGGGGACCTCCGTGTCGAGGAACAGCAATGTGGACATTCAGATGCTTTCGATTAGCGGGGCATCAACCGACCGGGCTTTCAGCCATGCCGATCATATTCCGTCCTGCTGCATCGAAGGAGGCGAAAGGCCCCTTCAATGCGCCGCCGGCCGGGTGGCGGTAGAACCAGTTGCCCCGCTCTTTGTTGAACTGGTCGCCGCTGTGGAAGGGAACCCCGATGGGGAAGTGAAGCTGGGGCGGCTCCATGACGACAACATTCGTCCGCCCCTGATCGTTGTGTTCGGACTCACGCGGCAGCACATACGTTCTCCAGAAAGTCCTCACGGAGGAGGCCGGCGCGAGCGAGGCGGTAGACATCCTTGTCGAATGCACCGAGTTCGATCAGCTTGTGGAAGAGGCGACGGGTGGCCTTGATGTCCACGATGGCCGAGTGCGCGTTCTCCAGTTCCTCGTTGAAGAAGAACATCGTCGCCTCGTCGAGGCGCGGCCACTTGTAGGCCGTCTTGGTGTTCTTCTTGGGGATTTTGCAGATCGGCGTCGCGGCCTTCATCGTGCAGAGCGACGGCTTACCGGCGAAGACGATGTCGGGATTCTTCGCCTTGGGCTGGAGCCGGGCGTATTCGGCCGCCATCACCTTCAAGTCGAAAGCGGTGTTGTGGCAGACGATCACGTCGGCATGTTCGGCCGCGATCACGAACAGTTCGACCGCATCGGCGATAGGGATACCATCCGCCTCGCACAACTCGGGCGTGATGCCGGTGACTTCCGACGCACGGTGCGAGATGATCGACGGCGGGAGGATACCGTTCGGGTCTTCGTGAACGAACCAGTTGTCCGGCTTGATCAGCGCGTCCACGGTCATCACGTCAACGCCGTTGCGCTCCAGAATGAAGCCAAGCTGCGTGATGTTCGGCTGGATGGTCTCGTAGGTCTCCGTGCATTTGCGCGGCAGGCCGGTCGATTCCGTGTCGAAGTAGAGGACGTTCAATGGACGCTCCCTTCTTCGGCCGAGGAACGGAGCAGAGCTTCCGACATGAAGCCGGGCGTCAGCGTGCGCTTGGCCTGCTCCGTGATCTGCTCGGTCACCGCCTCGTCGAGGACGGCGTCCATTTCAGCGTTGCGGAGGCCCAGATGGACGGCGTTGTGGATCAGGCTGAACAGCCAGAAGCGAACGGCCAGCACAACCAGCGGGACCGCAGCGGCGGCCCAAGGAGTCAGGCCGAAGTAGGCCGTGACGCACAGCGCGCCGGCCAGCAGACCAGTGCCCACCAGATGAGCCTTCGAGGCCGGTCCGGTGTTCTTGGTGTATTCGTATGGAAGGGAGAGGTCGTCGGGTTGCATCGGGTCTCTTTCGATGGTGTGTTGGTAATTGAAACTTGACCGAATGTCAAGTGAGAATGTCGGTCAGTGCGTGTCTGACCACGACATCCCATTGGCGGCCGAGGCTTCGACCGGGAGGGCGAACTGGAGATACTGACCACACTCCAGAGCCGCATCTAGGCAGATACGCTCGACGGTCTTTTCCAGCCCTTCCCGGCAGGCGATCTGGACTTCGTCATGGACCCACGCGCAGAACACGAAGTCCTTGTCCCATCCATATTCCAGCCCTTCCTCTTGGAGCTTGTCCTCGATAAAAATGAGCCACCAGTTGGCGATCGTCGCGCCCATGCCTTGCAGATCGGTGTTCAGCGCAGCGTGCTTGGAGCGGACGAACAGACGGCGACCGTCCAGACCCACGAGGAACTTTCGCGACGCCTGCCGCTGAATGTCCCGGATGACCTTGTTCAAGGCCGGAAGGTTTTTCAGGAAGCGTTGCTTGAGTTCCTTACCGATCTTCGCCTGTTGAACCGGCGAGGACAGAGGAGAAACGATCTTGCCGATCTTCTCATCGCCTGCACCGTAAAGGAATGCGTAAATAAAGGTCTTCGCCGTATCACGCGTTTCCAGTTCAGCAAGGCGCTGATTTTCGGAGTGGATGTCGCCTTCAAGCAGAACTTGACCGTAGGCACCGCCATCATACTTGGCCATTTCATGCGCCAAGCAACGAAGTTCGATGCCCGCCAAGTCGGACCCGACCAGACGCCAGCCCTCGAACACCGTGAACAGCGAGCGGCATTCATAGCCCCAGCCGCCCTTGAGTCCGAGGATGATGACTTCGAACATCCGGTCATCGCCGGCCTTGGCCTTGCCCTTCTCGACGATCGCTTCCCCGGCCTGATAGTTCGCGGGCAGTAGATGCCAGTCATCACACCGCTGGTGATCGA